GATGTTAGATATATTAGAATTACAAATTTAGATTCAACTAACCACATTACATTAACATTTAGAGATGAAGACAGTACAGAGTTTGCAATTAAAGTAGACGCTGGACATTCTTTCATTTATCCAGGTGATAATAGTGGTGGAGTTGTAGATACTATGCATGCAGGAGGCTCTGCATTAACAGTATCATTAAATGATTTAGTAGATATTACAGCGGATGCAGACACAGATTCATGTGACGTGGAGGTGTTCGTAGGTAGCGCATAGGAGATAAATTATGGCATCAACTTATACAGGTCTTGGTACAGAACTAATGACAACTGGCGAGAACGCCGGTAATTGGGGTACGAAGACTAATGTTAATTTACAGATTATAGAACAAATAGCTGGTGGTTATGTTGAACAAGCTATTTCATCAACTACAACTACGTTATCTGTTTCTGATGGTTCAACAGGTGCAACTCTTGGTCATAGAGTTATAAAATTTACTGGAACACTTAGCGGAAACTCTACGGTCACTGTTCCTTTAGATGTTCAACAGATGTATATTTTAGTTAATGGCACATCAGGTACATACACATTAACTTTTAAATATGTTTCTGGATCAGGAAGTACTGTTGCTTTTGGAACTACTGATAAAGGAACTAAAATTGTTTATGCAGCAGCAGACCATGCTTCAAATCCAAATATGGTTGATACTGGTATATCAACAAATACTCTTACGGGTGTTACTGGAGATATAACAATTGATTCACCAGCAGATATTATTTTTGATGCTGATGGAGCTGATTTTAAATTTAAAGATGGTGGTACAGAAGTTTTAAGAATTTCAAACTCTTCAAGCGATGTTATAATTAAACCAACTGTTGATGCTAAAGATATAATTTTTCAACAATATGATGCAACAGAAGTTGCAAGAATTGAAGATGGAGTTCAATTTAATGTAAGTGCAACAACTGCTTCTTCAAGTGCAACTACAGGAGCATTAATTACAGGTGGTGGTTTAGGTGTTGCAGCTGATGCTTATGTTGGAGACGATGTTTATTTAATTTCTGATTCAGCAATTCTAGGTTTTGGTGCAGATAAAGATACAACTTTAACTCACACTGATGGAACAGGTTTAACTTTAAATAGTACAAATAAACTTTGTTTTTATGACACAGCTTTATACATTCATTCAAGTACAGATGGTCAATTAGATTTAGTAGCAGACACAGAAATACAAATTGCTGCAACAACAATTGATATTAATGGTGCTGTTGCATTGAATGGTGCTATTACTGGTGCTACTAATATTACTTTGTCAGGCGAACTAGATGCAGCAACTTTAGATATATCAGGAAATGCAGATATAGATGGAACTACAAATTTAGACGCCGTTGATATTGATGGTGCAGTTCAAGTTGATGCAACTATAACAGTTGGTGCAGATGATCAAGGATACGATGTTAAATTCTTTGGAGACACAGCAAGTGCTTATATGCTGTGGGATACATCAGCAGATGATTTAGTCTTAGCAGGTGCAGCAGGAATTGACCTTGCTGGTGATATTGATGTCGATGGTACAGCTAACTTAGACGCTGTTGATATTGATGGAGCTGTACAAATTGATAACACTGTAACAGTTGGAGTTGATGATACAGGATACGATGTTAAATTCTTTGGAGACACAGCAAGTGCTTATATGCTGTGGGATACATCAGCAGATGATTTAATATTAGGTGGAGCAGCAGGACTTATTGTACCTGATGGACAATTTACATTAGCACAGCAGTTAGTGCAACAGCAGCAGAAATTAATTTAATAGATGGTGGTACTGCACGAGGTACTACAGCAGTTGCAGATGGAGATGGCTTACTTGTAAATGATGCTGGCACAATGAGAATGACTAATGTCACAACATTAAAAACATATTTTCAAAGTGGTGTTGGTGTGGCAGCAGATGATATTTCAGCTGGTGATGCAGCAGTTACAATTGGTAATGGAAGTACTTCAGCAGATGTTACATTAGACTCTGGTGATGATGTTGTAATTGATGCAGCAGGTGGAAATGTAGAATTCAAAGATGCTGGTACTTTACAATTATCTTTAGATATGGATGGCACAGCAGGTGTTCAAATTATAAAATTAGGTGTTGATTCAGATGACTTAGTATTCCAACAGTATGATGGTAATGAAGTTATGAGAATTAATGACAATAGAAAAGTATGTTTCTATGACGATGGTGGAGAACATATTTCTTCAGATGGAACTGATTTTACTTTTGCCTCTGGTAATGACATCAATTTAACAGCAACAACCGACATTAATGTTCCATCGGGTGTTGGAATGACTTTTGGTGATGATGGTGAGAAGATTGAAGGAGATGGTACAGATTTAACAATAGCATCAAGTGCTAAACTTAATTTGACAGCTACATCAGATGTACATATTCCAAATAATGTTGGAATAATTTTTGGTGGGGACTCAGAAAAAATTGAAGGTGATGGTACAGATTTAACTATCTCTGCAAATAATTTAACAATTGATTGTGCTGCGGATCTTGTTTTAGATGCAGGTGGTAATGATTTTAACTTTAAAGCTGGTGGCACAGAAATTATGAGATTTACTAATTCATCAAGTGATGTAATTATTAAACCAATTGTTGATGCTAAAGATATTATTATTCAACAAAGAGATGGTAATGAATTAGTTAACTTTAACGATGGTGGTTATTCAACATTTACACGTGCTGCTTATTTTCCAGAAGCAACTATATCAGATGGAGCAACTCCTGCATGGGATGTTTCAACAGAAAGTTGTGCTAAAATAACTATAGCAGGGAACAGAACAATTGGTGCACCTTCAAATGGTGTAGCAGGTCAATTTATTTCATTATTAATTATTCAAGACGGAACAGGGAGCCGAACTATGACGTGGAACGCCGTATATGAATTTGCCTCGGACACAGCCCCCACGTTGACAACTACAGCAGATAAAGCCGATCTGTTTGTGTTTAGATATCACAATTCAAAATGGCTAGAAGTAGGGAGAACGTTAGCATTAACGGTATCATAATATGTTTGCATTAGTAGAATCAGGATCAATAACAAAATTCTTTAGTGGTAATAAAGGAATTAATCTTAATAATTTAAAATATCCAAAATCCATATTTACTTTATGGACCAAGTCTGAAAGAGAAGCTATTGGTATTTATGAAGTGATTTGGGATAATACAAATAAGAAGGACGAAAAATGGTATATTAACACTAATGTATCTTATGCTTTTGGAAGTGGTAAGGTTACAGCTTCATATGGCAGCGCAACTGCTAAAGCTCATGCTGATACTTTATATACAGAACAAGATAAAACAGATGATAAAATACCAGCTGATAAAGATGTGGGCGATGTAAAAAATAGAGGATTAAAATATAATTTAATTCAAATAGTTAAATCACAAGCTGCAGCAAATTTATCTGATACAGATTGGTATGTAATTAGAAAAGCAGATGCTGGAACAGCAGTACCTAGTGCAATTACAAATCATAGAGCAGCAGTAAGAACTAAAGCTGCTGAAATGGAAACAGCAATTACAAATGCTGCTGATACACCAGCTCTTGAGACTTTATATACTTATGTAAATACAGCGGATGAAGGAGATCCAGTTGTAATGGAAAGACCATTAGGTGAACTGCCTAGATTGGAGTCGTAATGCCCTTTCCAATTTTAGCAGGAAAAGCAATTACAGATACAACATACGAAGTAGCCAACTCATGTAGGTTTGACAAAGCTGGTACTGCGTATATGCACAAATCTCAAGGAACACCAAGTAGTAGAAGAACATTTACTTATAGTGGTTGGATAAAACTTGGTTTACAAAATATTTATCAAATTATATTTGAATCTGCCGATGGTTCACATAATTTTCAAATAGTTATTCAAGATGATAGTAATAATAATGATTTAAGAATTTATGATTATGATGGTTCAACTAATTTAGATTTAAGAACATCACAAGCCTTTCGGGATCATATCGGCTGGTACCATGTCTGTGTTGCTATTGATACAACACAAAGCACAGCTTCAAATAGAGCAAAATTATATATTAATGGTACAAGAGTTACAGCATTCGATACAGAAACTTATCCAGACCAAAATTATGATACAGCTTTTGTAGCTAATAAAAATATTCAAGTAGGTCGTCAACAATCAGGCAGTGATTATTTTGATGGCTATATGGCAGAAGTTTGTTTTATAGATGGTTCAGCTTTAGCACCAACTTCATTCGGTGAATTTAATGAAGACAGCCCTAATATATGGCAGCCGATAGATGTATCAGGATTAACATTTGGAAATAATGGTTTTTATTTAGATTTTGAAGATAGTGGTAATTTGGGAAATGACGTTAATGGCGGGACCGACCTGACCGAGGTCAACCTAGCTGCAGCAGATCAGGCCACAGACACTCCTACAAACAATTTTTGTACTATAAATCCATTACAAAATTATTTTCCAGCTTCATCTTTTGCAGAAGGAAATTGTAAAGTAACCACTAGCGAAAGTGTTGGTGGTTGTTATAATCATGGTACATTTGGAGTAATAAATGGCTTATGGTATTTTGAAGCTAAGTTAGTTTCAGGTTCAGGTGCTGGTTCAGCTAATGATGGTTTTGTTGGAATTTCATCGAAAGTACCAACTTCAAATAGTGCTGAATTAGGAAATTATGTAAATGATTATGGTTATTACGGAGCAGATGGTCAAAAAAGAAATAATAATAGCAACTCAAGTTATGGTGATAGTTATTCTACTGGAGATATAGTAGGAGTTTATATAGATTGTGATGCAAATAAATTATATTTTGCAAAGAATGGTACAGTTCAAAATAGTGGAACAGGAATTTCAATATCAGCAACGGCAGATGCAGATGGTTCAACTGGATATTATTTTCCAGCAGTAGGAGATTGGGCAACAAATGTATCTCAAGTCTGGGATTTTAATTTTGGTGGTTGTTCAGCTTTTAGTGTTTCATCAGGAAACGCAGATGCAAATGGATATGGATCGTTTGAATATGATCCAAGTTCAGGAACATTTGATAGTGCAAGTAAAAATTTTCTTGCGTTATGTACGAAGAATTTGGGAAGTGATGGAGGTTAAATGGCAGCTTATACAACAATAGACAATCCTGAATTATATTTTCAAACTAAGACTTACACTGGAACCGGAAGTTCCAATGCTATTACTTTAGATGGCGATGAAAATATGCAACCGGATTTGATTTGGATTAAAAATAGAGCTGCTAGTGCAGACCACAGACTTTTTGATGCTGTAAGAGGAGCTTCTAAATCTTTAATTTCTAACAATACTGATGCAGAATATGATGACACTTCTACTGTTATGCTTTCCTCTTTCGATTCGGATGGCTTTACAGTTGTTTCTCATGGTAATGTAAATCAAAGTAGTAATAGTTATGTAGCTTGGTGCTGGAAAGAAACAGCAGATGCTGGGTTTGATATAGTTACATTTACCGGAAATCAAACTGCAAGAACAATATCACATTCACTTTCTGCAAAGCCTAAATGGCTCTGGATTAAAAATAGAGAAAAAATTGAAAGCTGGCATATGCAACATGGATCTTTAGGTGCAGAATTTACAGCAGAATCAAATACAAGTAATGCATTTGATTCTGGTGGCACAAGTGTATGGAACGACACCGAACCCACGACCAGCGTTTTCTCAGTAAGTACTAATGGAAATATAAATGAAACTGATTCAGGTATAGTTACCTATTTGTGGGCAGAAAAACAAGGTTTTAGCAAATTCGGTACCTACACCGGCAACGGAAATGCTGATGGACCATTTATTTACACCGGTTTTCGTGTGGCTTGGCTGATGGTGAAGCGATCTGATAATTCTTCTGCTGGAGAATGGATAGTATTTGATAATACAAGAGGAGCTAATACTTATAATCCTGTTGATGTAGTTCTTTGTATGAGTAATAGTCAAACAGAAGCAGATTGGGGAACTAATTACGATTGCGATTTTACTGCTAATGGTTTCAAATGGAGATGGAATGGCTCTGCTGATAGATGTAATGGATCTAATAATGCTTATGTGTTTATGGCGTTTGCGGAAGCACCGTTCGTAAATTCTAATGGAGTACCTTGTAACGCAAGATAATTATGCTACAAAAATTAAGATTTCAACCTGGATTTAATAAACAAGTCACAGCGACTGGTGGTGAAGGCCAATGGGTTAGTGGTGATTATGTTCGTTTTAGATATGGCTCTCCTGAAAAAATAGGGGGTTGGGCTCAATTAGGAGATAATACTCTTACAGGTAGAAATACAGCCCTTCATCATTTTGTTAATGCTTCAGGTATTAAGTATGCCGCATTAGGTACAAACAGATTTTTATATGTATATTCTGGAGGAGCATTTTATGACATTACTCCTATCAAATCTACAACAACTTTAACTAATGCTTTTACTACAACACAAAGTGATGCAACTGTTACGTTAACTTTTTCATCTGATCATAATATATCTAAATATGATATTATTCGATTAGATAATTTTACAGCTATTACTGACTCTGATTTTAGTTCTGGTGATTTTGACGATACCAATTTTATGGTTACAACGGTTCCAACTTCAACAACGCTAACAATTGAAATGGGATCAGCTGAATCTGGATCAGGGGCAAGTACTTCTGGTGGAATAAGAGTTCAACACTTTTATTCAATTGGACCTGCAACTGAGGCATCAGCAGCTGGTTGGGGACTAGGTTTATGGGGAGGTACTGTAGCTGGAGAAGTTTTTGATACTTTAGATGGTGCTTTAACAGATGCTTCAAGTAGTATTGTATTAGATGATTCAACAGGTTTTCCTGCTTCAGGAACAGTTTTAATAAATGATGAGCGTATTGCTTATACAACAAACACTACTGGTACAGGAACTTTATCAGGTTTAACTAGAGGATCGGATAACACGACAGCTGCAGCGCACTCTGATGGAGCAACAGTAACTGATGCTTCTGAATATACAAAATGGGGTGCATCGCAAACAGGTGATATTATTACAGCTCCAGGACTTTGGTCCTTGGACAATTATGGCAATAAACTTATTGCAACTATCGTTGATGGTGCAACTTTTGAATGGGATTCAGATGCAACGGGTGCCACATCAACAAGAGCAACAATTGTTGCTAATGCACCAACAGCAGCAGTTCAAACATTAGTTTCAACACCTGATAGACACTTAGTATTTTTTGGAACAGAAACCACAATTGGAACATCTTCAACTCAAGATGATATGTACATTAGATTTTCCGACCAAGAATCAATTAATGCAGCAACATCATATGCACCTTCAGCAACCAATACTGCTGGTACACAAAGACTGGCCGATGGAACACGGATCGTGGGAGCTATAAGAGGTCGAGATGCTATTTACGTTTGGACTGATACATCTTTGTTTATTATGAGATTCGTTGGTGCTCCTTTTACTTTTTCATTTCAACAAGTTGGAACAAACTGTGGGTTGATTGGTAAGAACGCAGCTGTTGAGGTTGATGGTTCTGCTTACTGGATGTCAGAAAATGGTTTCTTTAGATATACTGGTAAACTAGAATCTTTAGCATGTTTAGTTGAAGACTATGTTTATGACGATATTAATACAGTTCCTAAAAATCATATCTATGCAGGATTGAATAACCTATTTGGTGAAGTTACATGGTTCTATCCTGGTAGTGGTGCTGCATCTAATAATAGATCAGTAACTTATAACTATATGGATTCAACGCCTGAACGACCAGTATGGACTACAAGTTCTTTAGCTAGATCATCTTGGTTTGATTCTTCTATATTTGGCAAACCACATGGTACTGAATATGATTCAAGTGCTACAAGTGATTCAACCGTTGGTAATACAGATGGTGTTACAGTTTACTATGAACATGAAACAGGACAAGATCAAATTAAAGGTGGAGCAAGAACTGGTATTTCTGCAAGTATTCAGTCTGGAGATTTTGATATTTCAGCAACACAAGGTGGTGGAGCAGACTTAAGAGGTGATGGTGAATATATGATGAAAATTAGAAGAGTACTGCCAGATTTTTTATCTCAAACTGGAGATGCAAGAGTTACATTAAACTTGAAAAACTATCCAACAGATTCAGAAGCAAGTTCTTCATTAGGTCCATTTACATCTTCAACAACTACAGATAAAATAGATACACGTGCAAGAGCGCGAGCGATAGCTTTAAAAGTAGACAATACTAGTATTAAACAACACTGGAAGCTTGGAACTTTTAGATTAGATATACAAGCGGATGGGAGAAGGTAATGGCTAGAATAGTACAATCATTAACCCAACCTTTAGAAAAATACGATCAACAGATACAACAATCATTTGTTAGAGATGTAGATAGTATAGTACAAAAATTAAACACATCCTTTCAACAGGATTTAAAAGATGAGGCAGAAGCAGAAAGCTTCTTTATAGCATAATGGCTAATACATTTGTAAACAAAAAAGCAGATTTAACCAGCAATAGTGCTACTACATTATATACAGTACCTAGTGCTACAACAGCTGTTATAAAATCAATAATAGTATCTGAAGATTCTGGTAATGCTGATACTATAACAGTGACTATAACTGATACAGATGACGCTGTTTTTAGCCTATTTAAAACTAAATCCATATCTGCTAATGGAA